GCAGCGGGAGATGGTTCCGATGAGTTGGACGCAAGCTGAGCTCGACGCCCTGAAGGCGGCTTATGCGAGCGGCACAACCCGCGTCACCTACGAGGGCAAGACGGTCGAATATGACTCCGAGGCCGCGCTGCTTCGGCGCATTCAGATCATTGAGTCCGCCATTGCCTCGGCCGGCGGCAACCCACGTCCCGTCGCCGGCTTCGCTTCCTTTTCTCGCGGAGATCGATAATGCAGTCGCCCGCAGCAGCGCCGACGTTGCTTGATCGCGCGATTGCTTCAGTCGCACCGCGCGCCGGCGTTAAGCGGCTGATTGCGCGCCAGGCATTCGATGGCTTGGCGCAGCGAGCCTATGACGGCGCGGCGCGTGGCCGGCGCACGGACGGCTGGCGCTCGACCGGCGCATCGGCCGACGCGGAGATCGCTTCCGCCGGCGCGCTCCTGCGAAACCGCATGCGCGATCTGGTGCGGAACAATCCGCACGCCGCCAAGGCGGTGAGCGCCTGGGTCAACAACATCGTCGGTGACGGCATCACGCCCCGTGCGAAGACGGGCAATCCGACGCTCGACCGCAAGATCGATGCGCTGTTCGCCGAATGGTCGAAGGTCTGCGACGCGGATGGCCGGTCGGATTTCAATGGCCTCACCACGCTAGCCGTGCGGGAGATGGTCGAGGCTGGCGACGTGTTCGCGCGGCGCCGGATTCGGCGCGCCGAAGACGGCCTGCCGGTGCCGCTGCAAATCCAGTTGAACGAGGCCGACCACCTCGACGAATCGAAGATCGACGGACGCCCGGACGGCGGTCGCACCGTTCGCGGCATCGAATATGACGCCATCGGCCGCCGCTTGGCGTACTGGCTCTTCCCGGACCATCCGGGCGACATCGCAATTCCATTGTCGCGCGGCATCGCTTCCGTCCGCATTCCGGCCGATGGCGTGGTGCACCTGTTCCTGCGCGACCGCGTTCAACAGCGCGGCGTGCCGTGGGGCGCGCCGGTCATGCGCGCGCTTCGCGATCTGGACGATTGGACGAATTCCGAGCTTGTTCGAAAGAAGACCGAGGCCTGCCTCGTCGGCATCGTGACCGCAGCGGACGACGCTGATCAGGGCGTGGCGCCCGCCGTTGTCGATGCCGACGGCAAGACGATCGAACAGTTCGAGCCTGGCCTGATCGCCTATGCGCGCGGCGGCAAGGACATCAAATTTAACCAGCCGGCAGCAACCGCCGGCATCAGTGAGTGGCTGCGGGCGCAGCTGCACATCATCGCGGCGGGGTTTCGCCTGCCCTATGAGCTCCTGACGGGCGATCTCAGCCAAGTCAACTATTCGTCCATTCGCGCCGGCATCGTCGAATTTCGTCGACTCGTCTCAGCGGTCCAGTGGCAGGTCGTCATTCCGATCTTCTGCCAGCCGGTGTGGGACTGGTTCGTCGCCGCGGCCTATGCGGCAGGGTCGATCCCGGTGGCGACCGCAGGCGTCGAATGGGAGCCGCCCAAGTTTGAGTACCTCAACCCGCTCGATGACGCGCGGGCCGACCTCATGATGGTGCGCATGGGATCGACCTCGCTTCGCCGTGTGGTGGCGCGCCAGGGCGAGAACCTCGAAGACATCCTCGCCGAAACCGCGGAGACCAACGCGATGCTCGACAAGCTCGGGATCGTGCTCGACAGCGATCCGCGCAAGGTCACGCAGCAAGGTCTCTATCAGCCCGAGCCGCCAAGCAACGACCAGGTCGACAGCGGCACCGCGAAGAAGTCCTAATCCAAGGAGGCATTCATGCCCGAACAGATTCGGGAGCGCCGCGATGCGCTCCCGATGCAGACCCGCCTTGCGCCGGTCTCTTCGATCGATGCCGAGGCCCGCACAATCGGTCTTGTCTGGACGACCGGCGCTTCAGTGCGCCGCCGTCGGTTCGATTGGGATTCGATGCGGACGGTCAACTACGACGAAGTTCTCATCGTCTCAGACAAGGCCGTCGATCTGTCGCGCCTGAATGCGGGCGCCGCGGTTCTCGACAGCCACAATGCCTATACCACGCAGGCGCAGGTCGCGGTCGTCGAACGGGCAGCGATCCGGGACGGCGAAGGCGTCGCGACGATCCGCTTCCCGAAACCGGGCGTAGATGAAAGCGCGGATCGGCTTTTCGCCCTCGTCGCAGATCGGATCGTGCGCAATGTGTCCGTCGGCTACTCGATCGACAAAGTGCGCATCGAGAAATCGGAGACGGCCGGCGAAGTCGAGAAATGGTTTGTCGAACGCTGGACGCCTCACGAACTCAGTTTCGTGACCATCGGTGCCGATCCGGGCGCGCAGGTCCGCGCCGATCAGCCGGGTCGCCTCTTTTCCTTCGAGATCACCAACCGGGTGAAGCCCAACAACCAGGAGAGTCATGCCATGTCGATGACCAACGAGGTGCCGGGCAACGCACCGGCCGAAGACAAACCCAATGAGACGATCCGCACGGTCGAACCTCCCGCGCCGGAGCCGGTGAACGCGGAACGGGTTCGCGCAGAGGAGCAGGAGCGCATCACGACGATCACGGGCCTCGTCGATCAGTTCAAGCTCGATCGCACGGTGGGCGATGATCTCGTGAAGCGGAACGTCTCGGTCGCCGATGCCCGCAAGGTGATCCTCGACAAGCTCGCCGAGCGTGACGCGCGCGGCACGGGGCACTCTCAGGTTTCGATGCCGGCCGGCGGCCTCGATGCCACCGTCACCCGCCGGGAGGCCATCGCCGAGGCCATTCTGCACCGCGCGCAGCCGCAGGCTTTCGCGATGACCGACCGCGCCCGCGAGTATCGCGGCATGCGCCTGATCGACGTGGCGCGCGACTGCCTCGAAGCGGGTGGCGTTCGCACGCGCGGCATGACGCCAAACGAGATCGCCTATCAGGCGACGCGCGCCGCAGGGCTTCAATCGACCTCGGATTTCCCGCTGATCCTTGCCGCCGTCGCCGGCAAGCGGCTCCGGCAGGCTTATGCCGGGACGCCGCGCACGTTCCAGACGTGGGCACGCGGAACGACGGCGACCGACTTCAAGCCGATGTACCCGACGCAGATCGGCAATTTCCCGGCGCTCAAGCCAGTTATGGAAGGCGCCGAGTTCAGCTACGGCTCGATCGCGGAAGGCCGCGAGTCCTACCAGCTCGCGACCTACGGCCGGATTGTCCCGCTCACGCGGCAGGCGATCATCAACGACGACCTTCGTGCCTTCGACCGAGCGCTCGGGACCGCCGGGCAGCGCGCGGCCGATCTGGAATCGAGCATCGTCTACAATGTGCTCCTTGCGAACGCGAACCTCGCCGATGGCGTGGCGCTCTTCCACGCGAACCACGGCAATGTCGGCACCGCCGCGGTGATCGCCGAGACCGCGCTTTCCGAAGCTTGGGAGAAGATGACCCAGCAGAAGGATCTCGGCGACGGCGCGGGCGCGGACAAGGAGTACATCGACGCCCGTCCCCGCTACATCATCGTGCCGCCTGGTCAGCGCACGATCGAGGCGCGCAAGATGATCGCAGCGACGACGCCGGCGAAGGCCTCCGACGTGAACGCCTTCACCGGAACGCTGCAAGTCGTCGAGGAGCCGCGCCTCTTCAAGACCGGCGGCCCGCAGCCCTGGTATCTCGCCGCGGACCCGAATCTCGTCGACACGGTCGAATACGCTCATCTCGAAGGGCAGACGGAGCCGTTCATCGATCAGCGGGCCGGCTTCGAAGTGGATGGCGTGGAGATCAAGGTCCGGCACGACTTCGCCGCCAAGGCACTCGATTATCGCGGCCTGTTCTACAACGCCGGCGCCAACTCGTAAGCCGGCGCTCAGTCATCGGATCAACCTGAAAGGACCGCTTCGGCGGTCCTTTCGTTTCAGGAGACAACCTCATGAAGAACTACGTGCAGGCAGGCGACACCATTACAGTTCCGGCGCCCTACGATCGCTTTTCCGGCGAAGGCGCGAAAGTCGGCCAGCTGTTCGGCGTGTGTACTGCGGACGCGTTGAGCGGAGCCGATGTGGCGCTCAAGACCGCGGGCGTCTTCGACCTGACCAAGGCCGGCTCGCAGGCATGGACCGTCGGCGCGCTCGTCTATTGGGATGACACGAACAAACGCTGCACGACCGTTGCGAGCGGCAACCTTCTGGTCGGGGCGGCCACCGCAGCCGTTGACAACGCGGCCGGTTCGACGATCGGGCGTGTTCGGCTCAATGGCATCGCGCGCGCGGACGAAGCGTAAGACTGATGCAG